CATTATGTGAACTCGCCTCTCATTCTGGAGTTCCAATGATTCAAGAATTTTGTCTCAAACTTTTAAATGATTCTCGCCTTTCCCGCCCTGATTCTCTAGCTATTGATAGAGAAGCAGGTTTATATACAGAATCTTTTCCTCAATATTTGCCTATTTCTATGGAAACTCGATTATCTTTCTCTCGAGCTTTCGATATTTCTCCATTTGAACAAATTATTTTTGAGAAAGAATTAAATGCACACGTTTCTCCATATTTAGATGAATTTTTAGAAAAATACAAAAATTTTAAACCAACACAATCTAGAGATATATAATCGGGGCAGCAGAAACCTAGTTTCACACCCAGATCAAAGTTTCACCAATAGCAATTTCACTACCCATGAACCGCAACAATAATAAAACTGTTACTACGGTAACCAAAACAAACCAACCACCAACCAAACCACGCCAATCTCGTCAACGTCAAAGATCAGCTCCGCCAACTCGCCAGAATTCACGCCAAATGCTAGTTAGACCTACGCCAATTCCGCGGCCTAGACTATCATTACCAATGGCTGCAAAACATTACTATCATTGTCGCATCGACCCCTTTTCAGCTCCAGGTGGATCATCTATCCCGGACGCATCAGGTGGCAAGAAGATAACATATGAACATCGCCAATATTATGATGTCACTGTGTCAGCTTCAGGCAATGTTAAAATAATGCTTATGCCTTGTATTTCAAATCCTTTGTGGTTTAAAGATACAAACGATTCCGCAGCAAGTGGTTCTGTCTTTACGGATGGCCTTTCAACTACATTAAACTCCGCAAGAGCCACCACCACAGGTGGTTGGGTCGCTCCACCATATTCCGAATATAAAAATTACGTCAACAATACACCAAACGAACCAGCTTTACCAGCAAATCAAAATCCATGGGGAGCAACACACGCACGCATAATTTCGCAAGCAGTTAAATTTACTTATACAGGCCAAGCAATGGCAGCTGCTGGCATAGCTACAGTTTTCCCGAATGCATCAGAAATCTCATCGACCACCTCTCGCAACGTTGGATTATCTATTACAGATTACGCCCCCAACGGTTTAGCTTCCGGTTCAGTTCAAGCCATTAATACTGTGTTAACACAGGCAGTGGACATTGATTGGACCGCGAAGCCAATTCCAGGAGTTGGTCAATATAGGGTTGTTGATGGTTTTGTTGTTTTAAACAAGAAAATTTCAGGCCAGCACGAATTCACAGATATACCTAATTCACTTGTAGTTTTAACTGAATCTGACTCCACTTCAGCATTAAGAGCATCCCTTGCATCAGGAGGTGGTTCTTATGTTGGAGTAGCCATGGTTGACCCCCACTGGATGACACCCTTTATTCAAATAACGGGAATGACAGCGGTCACCTCTTTCAGGCTTGAGGCACTCACTTGCGTTGAATATCTACTAAATGCTTCATCCGCTTTTGCTCCAATGGCTAAAGATTCGCCATCTATTAGTCCTAACCTTTTACTTTCTATAGATAAGAAAATTGCAGATTTACCAATTTCCGGTCCACCAAACTTTTTCAAAAACGCTTTACGAATCTTACTTACACAAGCCGGTAATGTAACATCTTTGTTCGCAGGTCCTCCTATTGGAAGAGCTGTTGGCACTATTACACGAGCTTTTCGAGACACTTTTCTTTAATTTAATAATCATTTTAAGCTTTTTGTTTTTCACCATTATTATTAAGTTAATTTTATATTATCATTATTTTTCTATAATTTATACATTATTAAAGTTTATTCTTCTAGGGAGCTCCATTTGGTAGGGGTATCATTTGGATATACAATGAGTACTGTGGAATATAAACACCAAAATTTAAATTAAGTTCCTTAAGTGGTAAACAATTTAATACACAAAAACAATATATAAAAATAAAATACAAAAATATTCAC